CGGTCTGCCAGCGCGATGGCTCAGCAAGCCGCGCAAGAAATTCAGCTGAACAACTTCAATTACAATGCTGGCACCGAGCTTGCTCGCATGACCTTGTCTGCCAGTGGCGTTGCTCGTGCAGAGATGGTAGACAAGAAGGCAGAAGCTGTGCTGACGCGAGTCAACTTCAAGCGTCTGCAGTTGAAGCTGCCTGCTTACAGCGTGGAGCAATTCGAGGCGCTTCCTGCCAAAGCCAAGGAAGCGCTGATCGAGAACTCTCTCTACGATACGCTTGGCAAAGATGTTGGCGATTCTCTGCGCTACATTATCGACGAAGGCGCAGCGCCGTTGCTTACTGAAGCAGCCCCTGCTGTCAGTGATCTTTATGCTCGGCTGAACAAAGATCCTCAATTCAAGCCGACGCTGCTGGCAATTCAAAAGAACCCGAAGTTCGAGAAGCTGTCTCTTACCGAGCAGCGCATTCTTGCTCTTACGGAACTTGGCGACAGCCACGTGAAAGAGCTAATCGACAAGAACAACAAGAACTCGCTGCTGCGGGAAGACAATCCGTACAAGCTTCGGCCTGCTACGGCAGCGCTGGTGCCTGAGCTTGCAAAGAACCCCATCACTGGCGTTGTCGGTGAAGTGATTGCCATGTCTCCTGACAAGAAGACAGCTACCGACAAGATGATCTTCGAGTCGGTGCTTGCAAAGATCGAAGCTGACCCGAAGAGGCTGGTTGAGCTGTCTAAAGCTCTCAGCGAGTTCTACACGGTTGGCATCGACCAGCAGTGGAATCGCACTGGCATGCGGCAAGTCGGCTATGTCCGTCCGAAAGGCTACGGCGTCAGTGGCGAATCTCTCGGCTATCAGTTCGACAAAGCAATTCAGATGGCGGTGCCTTCTGAGGTGGAGAATGCCTTGCGTCAGATGCTGGCAAAGCGCAAGGCTGTCGAGGCAATGGCAGATTCTGCCGACATGAGCTGGTGGGTTGGCGATCCCCCTAACTGGAAATAAGTATGAGCGCATACGACTATATTGTTGGAGCAGACAACGTCAATATGTCTGCTGGTGGAACCAGCTTTCTTGGTGGCATCAGCGATGCTGTCACCAAGGGCGCGCCCGCAGCAATCCTCTCTGGCCTTTACGGATTTGCAAACACTGGCATCGACCTGTCTAACAAGCTCTTCCGCACCAGTGCAGATCGACTTGATGTTGCTGAGACGCTGTACAAAGTGGATCGCAACTGGGGCGATTATTACGCAGAAAACAAAGATGCCATCGACACGGTGGGATTTGTTGCTGCGTCTATTGTTCCTGGCACGTTGGCTGTGAAAGGTTTGAAGCTCCTGCAGACAGGTAATGTTGCAGGAGCTTTCGGACGTGCGCTCGGTTATACGACGCGCATGGAGACGCACTATCTCAACAAGGCACTGACAGATCTTGCTACCAATGGTGGCAACGTCTTCACTCGTGTCAACAGTGCAAAGATGGCAAGTCTTGCCTTTGGCGTAGCTGACAACGTGCTGCAAACCGCTGCCTTTGAAGTTGCGGCAGCTGCCAGTCTCAGCTCTTCTCCCATCCTCGAAAACAAGGACTGGAAAGATGTTGTCGCTGACATGACTACCAATGCGCTTGTCGGAGGTCTCATCGGCGGTGGCATCAGCGGGCTTGTCAGCAGCCGCATCCTGAAAGATGCTGGCAAAGCTGTCGAAGCGAAGCAGCGTGTCTACGACCGACTCGGCTCTTTGGCAGGTCTTGGAGTTGCCAAAGGTGATGAAGCTTATTCGCTGGCTGATGCCGTGCTATCTCTTCCCAAGGAAGCTCTCAGCACTACAGTCGAGCTTTCGCACGGTCGCAAAGACTTGCTGCAAAGTCTCGATGTTTCCAAGCTGATGGACAAAACACTGCGCACTTCTGTTGAGCGCGGTGTGCAGAAGTTCGAGAATTACCTGACGAACATTGTCAAAGATGATCCGTCGGTAGGTCAGCCGTTCTCGAAAGCGCTGGTTGCTCACCTGCAGCAAGGGCTCAAAGAAGGCGTCGGCGACGATGAAATTCGTAACAAGCTGATGGACGTGCTGGGCAATCTGCGCCGAGTCGAAGCCATTGGCGATCGCCCGCTCGACGTGTCAGGTGAGCTGCGTTATCTGGCTTCGGCGCAGCAGATTCAAACCAGCGAAGGCGGCTTGCGAAATGTCTTCACTGCTGTGCCTCATGCCAACGGTGTCAAGCAGCAAGTCTATCGCGTTGTTGGCGACGAATCTCAAGTCACTCTTGCTGTGCTTGGGCGAGATGCTCGGAATGCAGAAGCTGCGTTCAAGGCAGGTTTCGACACGGTGCTCGATCCCACCACGAAACGCATCAGCGTCAGCCCGTTCAGCAAGATTTACCAGCACATCGACGCGGCCGAAGCTGAATTCTCTCCAATGTTCTTCAACGTCAGCACGATGCAAGCATCTTTTGATGCAGTGCCTACCATCGCTGACGTGGCAACTGCCAAGAATGGCGTTGCTGGCGGCTTGATTATCAACCGCCACGGCGTTGCGTCTGGCTCGAAATCTTTTGCCTTTGAAGTTGGCAAATACAAGACGCCTGCAGATTCCATCGAAGCAACTGCGCGTCATGCCTGGGCAAAAGAGCTGCCGAAGATCTTCGGTGAAGTTGACATCAACGATATTGCAGTTCTCGACGCTTTGCGCGAAGCTCCGCTGAAAGCTGGCGATGGCCTGGTGCTGCGGGATTCTGCTACTGGCATCGTTACCGAGTTCAATGCCATTGCGGATTTCGACACCTTCGTCTTCAAGCAGAAGATCAAGCAACTGCCTAAGCTGCTGGAAGCTGCTGGAGACAAGACAGATTTCCGGGACATTGCTTATCGCCTGAATGTCTCCGGTGCCTGGGTGCAAGATGCTGTCGAGAATGGCATGACGGCAGACAAGCTCTACAACACTGCTGGCTGGAGAATGTCGCAGGAGCGATTCCTGTCTCGCGACAATCTCTTGCTTCGTTACGACACGTCCGCGGTGCAAGCTGCTGAAGCATTTCCTGATGGCATCCTTGCCTATCACTCGCGCGTCAAGGAAGCAAAAGAGCGTGCCGTCGAAGCAGCTCGCGTGGTGCTGTCTCCGAAGTTTCATGACCGGTTGCTTGAGCTTGGCGATGATCTGACTCTCACTGCTACCTCTGCGCCGTCAGGTGCTACAGGCTTCGGTGCAAGCAACGCAGATTACACGGACAAGCTGAAGGCGTGGGCGCAATACACTGGCCAGCAGGTTGCAAATGAGACTACAGATCGCGTGTCTGCACAGATCAGCCGGTTGCAAGGTCCTGCTGCCAGCGTGCTGCAAGATGCCGATGCAGCTGCTGAAGTCTCTGCGCTGTTTACGCGTCTGCGCACCGATCCGTCTGCGTTGTCTCTTTATCAGCATCCTGCGACTGGCAAGTATTTTGTTGTCGACATGGACAGCTTCAAGAAGGTGGTATCTGGCAAGCAGAGCGGCTTCGCCACGCAGATTCCGCTGAGCGACACGGCAGGAGCTTTTGTGTCGGAGTTCCATTCGCAGCAGACTGGCCGTATCACTAGCCGCAAGCTGTTGGCATCTGCTCAAGGCACAGAGCTTCACTGGGACACGGACAAGCTCTATGCTCCGCCGATCGACACGCAGCGAGTTCCTTTCTTTGCTTTTGTCAAGCGGCATGATGGAGCTGTCTTTGGCAACAGCGATGTTGCAATGATTACTGCTCGCGATGCGGCAGAGCTTCAGCAGCTTGTCGGTGCTATCGAAAAAGATGAAACTCTCAAGGTCATCTACAAGAAAGGCACCGAAGACTGGTTCAAGGCGAAGGCAACTTACGAGTTCAGCCGGACCATGAACGAGCCTGTCTTGAACGACTTGCTGAAGTCGAAGCATCGTCTCGGAAATTATCTTCCGAACATGACACCGCAAGCTGTCATCGAAGATGTGATTCAATACACGCAGCGAGCTGAATCGCTGATCGTGCGGGATGCGATCGAAGTCAATTACGCGCAGACGATTGCAGAATTGCGAGAGCTTTCTTCTCGCTATTCGCAGGTGCAGACCTCCAAGTTTGCAGGCATCGGCGCACGCCAGCTGCGTAACGTGGTTGATCCCTTCGACGACACTATCAAGACTGCACTGAACATCACCAAAGAAGGTGAGTTCACCCTCTGGCATCGTGCCAATGAATTCGTCGATGCGATGGGAACAGCTGCGTGGCGAGCTGTCTCTCCTGCCATCATGGATGCGAAAGATGGGAAGATCTCTTGGGAGCAGGCAAACAAGACACTGGAGAAATTTGGACTCGGCGCTCACTTCCGAGACGAAGACGCCTTCCTGGTTGCGCAAACTGCTCCTGACAGGAATCTGATCAAGACTGCATTGAACAAAGCCAACATGTTGCTGGCTAACGGCATGCTGCGTCTTGATTTTGCAAACAGCTTGCTGAACATTGTCAGCACCCCGATTCTACTGTCTACTGAAGTCAGCGCAATTCGGAACTCTTTCAAGAACGATCCGGAGCTGCTGAAGATCCTTACTGGCATGACTTCCGAAGCTGTGCCAGGAACTGCTGTGCGTGTGCCTTCAGCCAAGCGGCTTGTCTACAACGCAATCAACAATCTGTTCCACGATGCACAAGGCAGCAAGGAGCTGATGACGCGATACAAAGCAATCGGCACCGTGCGCGGGCAGACTGCCATGTATCACGAGATGCTGAATGACCTGTCGCTGGTGCCGAATCTGGTGCCTTCTGAATTTGCAAAGAAGGTAGACAAGTGGGTTGAAGTCGGCGCGAAGCTCACGTTCAATGAGCAGGCAGAAGACTTCACACGGTTTGTCACCAGTGATGTGATGCGGCAGCTCACTGATCCGGCCGTCAAAGCTGGTCGCATGAGCGTGCAAGAGCAGAACATGTTCATGACGATTTTTACCAATCGCGTGCAAGGCAACTACGTAGCTGCTCAGCGGCCTATCATGTTCCAGGGAACTATCGGCTCTGCTATCGGCCTGTTCCAGACATACCAGTTCAACATGTTCCAGCAGCTGTTCCGGCATATTGGCAACAAAGACTTGAAGACTCTTGCTGTCGCCGCTGGGATGCAAGGAACGCTCTTCGGAGCAAACGGTTTGCCGATGTTCTCTGCTATCAACACGCACCTGATCGGGAATGCGAACAGCAACAGCGGACACAAGGATGCTTACACCTTTGCTACGCAAGCTGCTGGCAAAGAGATCGGCGACTGGATGATGTATGGCACTGTCTCTGCTTTCCCTTTGTGGAGCGATAAAGCGCCAGCTCTCTGGACGCGAGGTGATTTGAATCCTCGCTCGATGTTCATTGTGCCGGTGCCGCCAATGGAAGTTCCTGCAGTGCAGGCATCGCTCAAGCTGGTTAACTCTGTGCTTGGCATGGCGAAGCAAGTCTCGCAAGGCAGTGACATGAGCAGTGCGCTGCTGTTCGGCCTGGAGCACAATGGCATCAACCGCCCGCTGGCAGGTCTTGCTCAAGTCATTAAAGGTACAGTTACCACGAACAAAGGTAACTTGATTTCTGCGAATCAGGATTTGCTCAGCATCGCTACAGCCAGTCGCTTGCTTGGTGCAAAGCCGATGGACGAAAGCATTGCGGTAACTGAAATGTATCGCGGGGCAGCTTACGCAGCAGCCACTAAAGAACGCATCGATTCACTGGCAGTGACAGTGAAAGAGAAGCTGAGAAACAATCAGTCGCTTACTGAAGAAGACTGGATTGAGCTGGAAGGTCGTTACGCTGCTGCTGGCGGACGCATCCAGAATTTCACGCAAGCAGTGCGGCGCTGGGATAAGAATGCAAACACCTCAGTTGTCAACGAAGTGATGAAGCATTCGCAGACAGCAGCTGGCCAGCGAATGATTGAAATTATGGGCGGCGATCCGCTGGAAGATTTTAACCCATGAAAAAAGCCCCCGTAATTGGGGGCTTTTTTATTTGCTTGCAAGTCTCACAAAATCCTGGAACATTGCAAGCTCGAAAGCTGTCAGGTCGAAAAGGCTCTCATCTGCCTGCGTCCAGTGCCAGTAAAGGTAAGAGAACTTAGACATTGCTGCGAGCCTCCGCAATGTGGGCGTCTGTGTAGCCCAAGTTGTAAGCAAGCCCGTTATCTGCCAGCCAGCAGATGTGCTGCGGATTGATGCGCACCACGTCAGCATGCTTCTTGCCAGCATACTTGCCGCGCGGGACCGTTGGCGTGTCGTCAGCTGGCGGCTCCGAGACGGCTTTTGCATTCATGTGCGCTACCAGAATTTCCATCTGGCGTTCGAGCATTGCAACGCGATCTTCAAGTGGTTTCATGAGATACTCCTAGGTGAGCAGCGAGGTTGAAAATGAAAGAGCACGGCCGATCGATCTTCGGTGCTCTGCGTTTGCGATCGTATTCGAGCTTAGCTTCGCGAGCTTTTGCCCAGGCACGTTCGGTGTAAGTATCCATCTGGTGTCTCCAGTCAGCTGTCAGCCTGTAGAGATCCCCGTCAAGTCTTTCTACAAGACCTGCTTCGATGGCTCGATCCATTATCTCGGTGTTTCGAGTAATAGATTGTCGGCGTCCTGCACAGTTAAGAAATTCCATGCAAGACACAGGCTCATTGCCAAGTGCATGTCGCGCAATGCAAGCATTGACAATGGCCTGGCTGAGAGTTGTGCGAATGCGTCTCACTGTCTCTCACCTCGGCACATACTTCTTCACATCGGACGCGCTCCAGCAGCTTGCAAATCCAATGCTGTAGAAGTGATCCCCCTGCTTCCATCCGGGGCTTCCGTTTTTGTTCTCAGTATCGTGCAGCCAGTACCTGACAGGTTCGATCAGGGCTGTCTGTAGTATCACCTTCGCGGTGTTTTCTGTGGTTTCCCATGCAGCCACTTGATCTTGCGTCCACTGCTGTCTCCGCTCAGCATCATAAAAGCGGTCAAGATACTTGAATCCTGAGATACCTGCAAGTGACGGAGAAAGCCCATGCGGCCAGAAGACCACAGGAACTTCAGCTTCTTCCTTCTCAGTTGCTTGTGCCGTCGTCGCTTCCTTCTCAGCAGCTTGCGCCTCTTCAGCTTGAATCAAGCTCCCGAAGATATCGCTTCCAATATCTTCAGCCGAGCGAGCAGCTCCTGTCCAAGGATTGAAAAGCCAAGCTCGCTTGCCGTGGTAGTCCCGATACTGCGCTGCGTGGCTTGGATAAGGCTTCTCTGCGCAAGTGGCAGGATCGAATTTCATGAGAATGTTTTGTGAGGTCATTTCTGATTCCTTGCTCTGAGCATTGCGTCGGCGTGCAGATAGCGTGCCAGCTGGCGCCAATCTGCAGGCATGACTTTTTGCGTGTGATTCGTGCCATCGCTTCCGATAACTGCACGCTCTATCACAGGAACCTTGCTTTTCTGTGCAGCAATATCTTCCTCTGTTGCGGTAGCTGCGAATTGATCGCGCAAGGTGAAATCCTGGCTAGTGATGAGTTCCTCATTTATCGCCAGCACTACGTCGGCCGGAATCGGACAGCTGCCTGTTGTAGGTGCAAGCCTTGCACAGCAGAGTGCAACTGCCCATTCATTTTGCTGTTCAGGTGTCAGCATTTTTAACTCCTTCAGCCTTGGCGATGGCTGCTTTGGCTTGTTTGATGGGTTCGGCAGTCAATGCCAGATCACATTCATACCAAAGAACGATTTGTTTCAAAGCCGCCAGCAGCTCGTCCCGTTGCTGGCGCAGCGCTGTCAGTTCGGCGTTGACAGCAAGTACAGTCCCTGACGGCACATAGCAGTAGCTTACAGCATCGGCAGCAGCGTAGCGGGTCCAGCCGTCCCAATCTCTTTGCTGTTCTGGGGTCATCATACCGCACCGCCTTTCATAACTTCGTCCATGTGCTTGCGAGCAAGTGACCGCAACGCTTCTCGACGCTCCTGAACACTCAAAATCTGCTTAATGTCTGTTGCAAGCTCAGCGGCCATGAAGTTAACCATGCGGTCGGCCAACTCTTCTTCGATGCGCTCGGCCAACAGCTTTTGCAGCTTCTTGGGATCAACCAGCTTCCACATTTCCGCCATCCACTCAGCTGGAATCTTCAGCCGGCTCTCGTAGTTAGGTTGCAGCCAGTTCCCATCACTTACATGCTTGAGCACTGCCCGCTCTGCCGCGGCTTTTACCTGCTCTTCAAACGTAGCGCTCATGTCGCACCGCCTTTCAGCACTTCATTGATCTTCTCCACATGCGCAACCAGCCGATGCACCTGCAGTTGCAACGCTTCCAGCGAGCCGTTGTTGTCAATAACAGCATCCGGCACAATACTGTCCGCACCAGCTTCGCTGATATGCTCCCGCACAGCTTCCACGTTGCGTTCCACTTTCCAGATAACGCCACCTTTGCTGCGAATCCAGTCAGCTTCGTCCTGGAAGCGAACGTCGCTGATGACGAAGTCCACTGTAGCGAATGTATCGATTTGTATCGCAAGCATCCGAGCTTCGGCGACGCGAACCCAGATACCTGGAAAGTGCTGCCGGCCCCATTCAGTTCCCAGCGTTTGCCCGAGTTCGCGGTAGCTGGCGTCAAGCCCTGGAATTGGCAGCTCTTTCAGAGTCTGGCTGTGAAGGTATTCAGAAGATGCCTCAACCTCCAGCAGCAGCGTTTTCAACATCTTGCGAATCGGGTCAGCAAAGGCCAGACCTACAAGGCCGTGCCGTTCCAGAATTCCTCGCACCGTGTCTTTGCCAGCTTTGGCTTTCCCTGTCAATCCGATAATCATTTCGTTCTCCCTACAAAAGCACGATGGTGGAAGCCAGCATAGCAGCCGCCGTCTTCGAGAACAGCTGCAATGTCCGGAGCAGTCCAGTCAGCAGGCTTCATAACCTTGCCAGCCTTCTCGTGACCTTCCGGAAATTTGCGGTAAGTGCCGTCGGGATGCAGCTTTGCCATGTTGCTGCGTTGCACTTCTGCGAACAACTTGTCAGGAGACATGCCCAGCTTGAGCAGCGACCACAAGATGACGTAGATGGCATCGATAGCACCATCGGCGAAGGCAGTAGGATCGCCGCCGTTCTTGTAGGCTTCCAGCCCAGGAAGCATTTCCTTGATGACTTCTTCCTCGATCAGCGTCTTCGCCAATTGGAAATCTTCTTTCGAGGGGAAGCGATCGACAACCGGAAGCTGGTCGAAAGCCAGCATGAAGTCCAGCACGTAAGAAGCCATGCTGTTTCGCTCCAGCTGCAGGAGCTTGTGAAAATCTTTGCTCATTTGTATTCTTTGCCTTTCAATATCTCAAAATTTGTGAATGGGAGTGTTCTGCTAAGTGGTTTCTGTTTGGCCAAATAACCTGCCTTTCCTGCTGCGTTGTTAACTACTTGAATCTTGTCTGCTTGTTGGAGATTGACAAGCAAGCCTGCCAAATCTCCAATCTTCTCTAGGTCATTCTGCACGATTTTCCACAGATCGTTAACTGTCTTCACGTCTCGGGTAGTGTAAAGAGCTTGCATGATCTTGTTCGCAGCTTCTGCATTACGGCTCTTGCCAAGCTCTCCGATAGCTTTCGGCATCGTAGTCTCAGCGTAAGCAAGAATCGTATTTGCATAAAGCACATCAGCGATTGTGAACTCTGTGGAGAGTCTTGCAGCGCAGCAGATAAGCGTCAGCTTCAGCAGATGCGTAAATCGCCGCGTCGAGTAATGCTTGAAGCGCTGGTCTTCCAGATCTGTCCAGCTCTTGTAGATAAGATCTAAAGCTGATGCAGCTTCTTCAGTCATCGTTACTGGCCCGATGCATACTTGCCGCATCTTGCGCAAATGAGAGACCAGCTTCTCAGTCAGCTCTTTAGATGGCTCTTTCGGAAAGGTGATCTTGATTCCGCTAGGTTCTGCGTGAATCAAGATCAGTCTCGACATAAAGCCTTGGCCAATAGACGCAAGCGGGAAGCATTCAGCAAAAGAGCTGGGGGTGTTGCCAGCAAGAATGCTGATAGTGGGCTGATAGATGCTGACGCTCTTCGAGTTCTTGAGCCGCTGCTTGTAATGCCTGTCAGGTTCATCCCAATCCCAAAGCTCTCCGAGCAGAGACTGGAAAGAGATGTTGCCTGCGCCGATGAAGTTATTAAACTCATCCGCTGCAACAAACATCTCTCTCGGAGACTCTTCGACGTGATCGCCATCGAGACGAAGATTCAAAGCTGACAGTACATCGATCGCATCTTTTTTCTTCGGCGCATTTCCGATTGCAACTTCATCAACATCGATTCCATCATCTTGCAGATCAAGCAAGAACTTCTCCATCGAAGTCTTCTGAGCGCCGAACTTGTCGTAACCAGCAGCTGCAATCAGGCGTGTAGCTGTCTTGATTGCTGTGCTCTTGCGAGTTCCTGGATCGCCGACGAACATGATGTATTGATTGGCGAACAGCCGTGATCTGCCAAAAGGAAACCACATCTGCCTGCCAAGCAAAGCACCGATGCTACCGATAAGGCTCCAGCGATGGAATGCTGCTGGAGGTTCAGTGCCAGCAACATAATCGAAATAAAGATCGAAGAGACTTACTTGAGGTTGCTCCATGCAGAAGCCCCTTTCTTCATGTCAGATGGAATCAGCATGGTGCGCTTCTTACCGTCAGCGCCTGTGACAGTGACAGGAGTATGCATCAACTTCAGCACCTGCTCAGGATCGAAATCTTTGCGGTACTGGAAAAAGATGCTGTCATGAATCTGAGCCTTGATGCGAACAAGCCCGCGGAACTCTCCATAAACTGTCATTCGCCAGATCTTGTACCATTCGATGTTAAGAATCGAGACAGAAAGATTCTGCGGGCCATGCGCTACAGCTGCGTTCAGTGCAGGCTTGTTCGTCTTGCTAGGTTTAGCGAAGAACCAGCGAGTCCATCCGAGCGGAGAGACTAGCGTGTTAGTCAACTCGATCTGGCGGATAATAACTTCTTGGAAGAGCCCTTTGACATTAGGGTAGGTCTTTGCGTAAGTCTCCAGCAGGTGTGCGCAGACTTGCTTCAAGGGCATCTTCGGAGCCAAGCCAAGAATGCTCTTAGCTTTTGCTACCATCTTAGGGCCCATCGTGTCCAGCATCACGTTTGCGCCCATGTTGTAATTGGCACCGTGATTCGTGCGCTTGCTCAGATCACGCAAATCTTTGTTGATTGTCTTGCCAGTGGCTTCGTCGTAGATTGTCTCGTAAGGAACTCCGAAGAACGCTTGAGCATTCCAAGCATGGTAATCGTGCGGACCTTCTACCAGCTCAATGAGCGAAGTCTCTCCTGCCTGATAACCGACGCAGCGTGCTTCGCTTTGCGCCTTGTCTGCTTCGGCCAGATAATAACCAGGATCTGCAATCATGAAGCTCTTGATTGCATCGCCGCGCGGGATAGTCTGAATGGAGTCACCACACCAGAAAGCAGATGCTCGCGAAGCAGACCTGCCAGTGTCAGTGCCGGCCGGATCGATTGCATAATACCAGCGCCCGTTCCAGAGTTTATCAGGATCAAGATAGCTAGACACGAGCTTCGCCGCTTCTTTGTACTTGGCAATTTGCCCGAGCACCAGATCATTCAGCGGAGAAGCTGCTCGCGCTTTCAGCTGCGAAGCCTTTGCAGTATCAGGAAGAGCCCCGCAACCTAGCAGCCTGAAGAGTTGCTTCATTTGCACAGGGCTGCGAGGATTGAAATCAGGAGAGGAAAGCCAGTAACGAACCTTCTCCAGCAGGCTCTCAGCTTCTTGCTTCTTCGCTTCTCGCACTTTATGGAACTGAGCTTCGTCAACTCGAATGCCTTCAAGTGCAGCATTCAGCGAAGGGAAGTTCATCGGGAACTCGATGAGATAATTCCGCATCGCGTATTCTGGCATCTCAGCGATGATTGCCAAGAAAGAATTCAAGGTAGCCCACACGTCAAGCGCGTTATAACGCATCTTGTCTTCCATGCTGCCGGACTTGCCGTCATCTTTCCAGTAACGCATCTTGCGGAGCGCGAAGCTGGCAATGAAGTCCAGCTTCTTCGGCAGCTCAGAGTACCAGCAATGCATCAATGTGAGCGTATCCCAAAGCCAATTGTTGGGCATACAGTTCCAGCGAGCAAAGTACGTATTGTCGTATTGCCCGTTCTGAAAAATCTTCTGAGGGCTGCTGGCATTTGCCTTCTGCACGAAGCGCCAAGCCCATTCACTATTCATGTGGACAACAAAGATGTGCAGTTGCTTTGTTGTGTGGCTGTAAGCTGCATAGCCTACAAGCTCAATCGAGCGCATCTCGTCGCCGATTGTTTCAATGTCGATTGCACAGAGGTCACTGGCTTCGATGATTGCAAAGGCTTCATCAGCTGTGTGCTCAAAGACTTGCTTCCATTTGAAGTCTGTCTGGGGATACCAGCGCTCAGGCTTCGTCAACTTGGAGACATAACGATTAAGCATGAATCGCTCTTCCGGCACGGTGACAAGCCGATTGAGAGGATTCACTACAAGCAGTGGAATGTTGTACGGCAGATCAAGCCACGAACCTGCGTAATCATTCAGTGACAGCGCCTTGC